CCAGTATTTATGAGAGCAACAGGTAACCCAGGCAACGTAGGATCTACTTGGGTAAAAGAAATGTTTGTAGACCCAGCGGTTCCTAATACAAAGTTTGATGTAGAAATACAAACGCCAGTTGGTGTAAAAAAAATAACAAGAAGATTTATACCAGCTAAGTTACAAGATAATCCATATCTAATGCAGACAGAGGATTATTATATTATGCTAGCCTCTTTGCCTGAAGTGCAAAGAAAACAGTTCTTAGATGGAGACTGGGGTGCTTATGAAGATGCAGCATTTCCAGAATTTAATTTAACAACACATGTTGTAGAACCATTTGAGATACCTAGAAACTGGCATAGATTTAGATCTTGTGACTGGGGATATTCTTCACCAGCTTGTGTACTTTGGTTTGCCATAGACTTTGATAATAATCTTTGGATATACAGAGAACTATATACAAAAAAAGTTACAGCAGATTTATTTGCACAACAAGTTTTAGATTTAGAACATAAAGAATATATTCGCTATGGAGTCTTAGACTCAAGCACTTGGGCAAGAAGAGGTGATGTCGGTCCAAGTATTGCAGAAACAATGATTACTGCAGGATGTAGATGGAGACCATCTGATAGATCACCAAGAAGTCGTATCAACGGTAAACTGGAAATACACAAACGACTATCTGTTAGAGAAAAAGATAATGAAAAAAAACCATCATTATTTATTTTTAACAACTGTGTAAATTTAATACGAACACTACCACTTTTACCATGTGATAAAAATAATCCAGAAGATGTTGATACGCACGCAGAGGATCATGCATACGATGCATTAAGATATGGATGTATGTCTCGCCCCATTAATCCACATGGAATAGGAATAGATGGCTTTGGAAAACAACAAAACTTTCAACCAGCAGATAGAATATTTGGATACTAATGGATATAGATGGAAAAAAATTAAGAGTTGGATTTCAAGATCTAACTATTGAAATAAAAGATGCAGATTTTAGAACAGACAATCTTACAGATTGTTATGGTCATTATCTACAAAGAGAAAATAAAATACAAATAAATACAAATTTAGAACCGCATGATTTGTTAAACACAGTTATTCACGAATGTTTACATGCATGTGCATACGTTGGTGGGCTTACAACTAAATCTAATCCATTATCAGATGAAGACAAAGAAGAAGTTGTTACTAATACATTAGCTAACCAAATACATATTGTCTTACGAGATAATCCATGGCTCTTAAAATTTATACAAGAGTCACTATCAAAAACTAAAAATAAGGAGAAATAACATGGACATCATGAAAAAATATAAGCAAGGTGATTTAGATGAAGTGCCTAGTGCAAAGACTGCTAATGACCCTATGAACCTTCCTGCTGATGAAGTAGGTGGAGAAAATGTTGATGCACCTAAAATAAAAAAGAATGAGGTGGACGGCAAAATTTTTTCAATGGCTGACGAAAGAGATTACTAAGGTATTTAAATGGCTGATGTAAACAACCCAGATGATACAGTACTGGGACTAGACGAGCCAAAAGAAAAAGAAGGAAGCTATGAAGATTTTTCTAATCTTCAAGGTTTAGTTAAAGAAAGATTTTTTAGATCAGAAGATGCTAGACTTTTTGATGAAAGTCGTTGGCTAAGATCATACAGAAACTATAGAGGTATCTATGGTTCTGATATGTCTTTTACTGAAAAAGAAAAATCTAGAGTATTTGTTAAAATAACAAAAACTAAAGTTCTAGCTGCTTTTGGTCAATTAATAGAGGTTTTATTTTCAACAGGAAAATTTCCTATTGGAGTAGAGCCTACACCTATACCTGAAGGTATATCAGAGTATGCTAGAGTTAAACAACCTAATGAACCAGATAAAGAAGAAGATAACGTTGTAGATCTATATGGATTTCCAGGTGATGGAAAAGAAATGTTACCTGGAACTACAACAAGTGATTTACTTAGAGGATTAGAAAAAGAGTATGAAGGTGTGGATTTTGCAGATGGGCCATCTCCAGTATCACCACAGATACCTCAAATAGAACCTGCAAGAGAAGCTGCAGAAAATTTACAGAAGTTAATTCATGATCAATTAGAAGAAACTTCTGCTATAACAATGTTAAGGCATGTTTTATTTGAAATGGTTTTACTTGGAACTGGAGTATTAAAAGGTCCATTTACACATGATAAAACTATTCATAGATGGGAAACAAATGAAGAAACTGGCGAAAGCATGTATAACCCATCGACTAAATCTGTTCCAAAATTAGAGGCTGTTAGCCTTTGGGATTTTTATCCAGATCCTGATGCAACAAGCATAGAAGATTGTGACTATGTAATACAAAGACATTCTTTAAATAGATCACAGTTAAGAGATTTAAAAAATAGACCATACTTTAGAAAAGAAGCTATTAAAGAATGTTTAAGAATGGGTGCTAATTATGAAGTTAGAGGTTTTGAAACAGCACTGTTAGATAGAGAAAATGTTGATGATCTTAAAAAACAAAGATTTGAAATATATGAATACTGGGGATCAATGGATAAACAACTTGCGGAAGAAGCAGGTTTAGAACTTGGTGATGATTTTGAAGAACTAGATGAAGTTCAAATAAATGCTTGGATATGTAATGGTCATGTATTAAGATTAGTATTAAATCCATTTACTCCTGAACGAATACCTTTTCATGTATGTCCGTATGAAATAAATCCATATCAATTTTTTGGTGTAGGTATACCAGAAAATATGGAAGATGCACAAATGGTAATGAATGGTCATGCAAGAATGGCCATAGATAATTTAGCATTAGCAGGTAACTTAGTATTTGATATTGATGAAACACAATTAGTTCCAGGACAAGACATGAATATATATCCTGGTAAGATATTTAGAAGACAATCTGGTGTAACAGGAACAGCAATAAATGGATTAAAGTTTCCTAATACTGCACCAGAAAACTTAATGATGTTTGATAAATTTAGACAGCTTGCAGATGAAGCAACTGGTATACCATCATACTCTCATGGTGCAACAGGTGTACAATCAACAACAAGAACTGCAGCAGGTATGTCTATGCTTATGGGAGCAGCCGCATTAAGTATTAAAACTGTTGTTAAAAATATAGATGATTATTTATTAAAACCCCTTGGTGATACTTTATTTGCATGGAACATGCAGTTTAACTATGATATAGAACCAGTTAAGGGTGATCTAGAAATAAAAGCAAGAGGAACATCTTCTCTAATGCAAAAAGAAGTTAGGTCACAAAGATTAATGACATTTATGCAAACAGCTAATAATCCAAATATAGCACCGTTTGTAAGATGGCATTCTATATTAAGAGAAATTGCAAAGTCATTAGATATTGATCCAGATCAACTAATTAATGATCCAGAAAGTGCACAACTATTCGCAAAAATAATGGGGATGACAAATGGAAATCAACAAACTCAAAACACTAATCAGCAACAAGCTAACATGGCAGATTCTCAAAGAGTACCTCCAGGAGCAAATCCAGCTGACCCAACAGGAGTTGGAGGTGGCAACATCGGAGCAGGAGCTGTTCCGCAACCAGGGGAAACTGCATTCTCTCAGGAGACTACTCTCCCTAGAGCAGCAACTAGACAAGAAGGATAATAAAAGTAGAAGGTTTTTTTAAATGGCATTATATGATAGTCCACCACAAGTAGACCCAGCAACTGGTAGATTACCAAGTTACAAACAAGTGCTACAACAAGACCCAACAACTGGAATGTATAAAATTAAATATGAATATACTCCAATAGCAAGTTCTAGCACACAAGGTCAAACTTTACAGACCATGTTAACAACGCCTATTACTACTTTACCAGGCAGTACGAATATGGGCGTTGGCTCTCAAGATGGTGATGCTGAAGGTGGAGATACAGGAGATACTGGTGTAGGTGGTGCTACAAGTGCAGCTACAGGTGGTGGAGGTAGAGATCAAGGTGGAGTTTATGATTTTCAAAGAGCACAACGAGATGGTGGAGGCACGCCTTTTGCTTCAGATGATAGAAGTGAATTACAAAAACAATTAGATACTGCATATCCTACGGTATTAGAAAGAGGACTTGGTATTGCAGGAGGTATTTTTTTAAGCGGAGTAAATCCAGTTGTAGGTAAACTTGGCACTGCATTTATGACAAATCAAAGAAAAAATGCAATAGAAGATATTAATCAAGCAATGGAAGATGGAACTTTTCTTTCAGGATATAAGACTAGTGAGATAGCAAAAGCATTAGAAGATAATAGTAATCTTCCAGATAACGTAGCAGATTATATGCGTAATGTAATATCTATGGCTAGTACACCAGTTAAAAGGTCAACAGTATTAGAAGATGCATCTACCACACCAGTTATTCAAGCTCAACCTGGTTTTGATCCTAGTCTTATGGATGTAAGTCCAGAATTAGCTACTACACCATTAAAACAAACAAATATTGGTGATACTATTGCTGCAGCAGATGAAGCTGCAGGTGTTCAAACAGGAGATGCTGCTGTTGCTGAAGCTGAAGCTCCAGGAAAAGATTATGGATGGAACTCTACAGATGGATCTACAATGACCTCAAACTCCACAACTACTAACGCAGATGGTACTACTACTACTAATCCATCAGGTTTACAGACAGCTAATCAAATAGTTAATGAGGGTGCTGGTGGATCAAATAATTATAGTCAAAATCAAGTTAATAATGCCCAAGCTCAAGTTAATGGGGCTGTAAAAACAGGCGGAGCAGGTTATGGATTACCTGATGGAGTAAAAGCTGTTGGAACTGGATATAATTCTGAAACAGGAAATTATTCAGGAACAGTAAGTTATTCTGGAGGCACAGTTACAAATGACCCATCAAAAAATAAAAAATTACAAGATATGAAAGAGAGACAAAACAGAGGTAAAGATAGTGATGGGCCATGTTTCTTAGCAGGAACTCTTATTATCATGGCAGACGAAACTAAAAAACCAATTGAAGAAGTAGAGTTAATGGATAAGGTTGCAATTGGAGGATATGTTGGTGGTGTTGGTAAATTTTTAACAGATGAGTTATATGATTATAATGGAATTAAAGTATCAGGTAGTCATTTAGTTAATGAAGATAATAAATGGATGCATGTTAAAGATAGTAAAAATGGAAAACCATTAGGTAACGATACTCATGTTGTATACGTTCTTGGAACTGAACATAGAAGATTATTAATTGAAAATATTTTATTTACAGATTACTTAGAAACAAAAGAACAAGAAATGTTTATTGCAAAAGGAAGTGATTATTTTTTTAATAATCATGGAAGTATAGGCAATCAAATTGCAAAAGAAAATTTAAAAACACTTAATGCAGAAAATTAAAACTAGATTATGGAATCTAGATAACGATTATTCTACTATAAAAAATTGGTGGAAAGAATATGATTGGACAAGTCCTCCAAAAGATTGTTTACCTCCAGATGGCATTATAGTTGAATATGAAAATAAACCAGTTTGTTGCACAGGAATTTATTTTGCTATTGGATGTAAGTTTGCATATATGGAATGGGTTTTAGTAGATAAAAATCAAAATTCAGAAGTTAGATACAGTTGCTTAAAAGAATGCATAAATTCTGTATTTAAATTAGCAAAGTTAAAAAATTATAAACTTATTGGGCACACAACATCTGAAAGTAAGTTGTATGATCGTTATCAAAAAGATCATGGCATGATAAAAGTAGATCCTAATTTAACAGGATTTTTAAAAATAATAACTAATAATAATGAGTTTAAAACTATAGACGATATTGATTTTGTAGTTGGAGACGAATATTATAAACAAATAAATAATAGGAGAATATAAATGGCAAACGGTGGTATGCAAGGCATGGGAATGATGGTTTCACCAAATACTCAAACAACTAAAATGCCTATGCAAGAAAAAATTAACACTGCAATTGTTGACGGTAGTCAATTTAGAGAAGCAGTAGCTAATTTATCTGCAGAGTCTAGTGATGTTCTTGAACAGCATTTAACACCAAGAGTAAAAGAAGCTATGGCAGAGTTATTTGGACCTGAAGTTATTGAAGTTTTAAAAGATTTTGGTCCAACAGAACCTACAGTAAATATTCCAGTTTCAGTTGTTTCTCAAGCATATCCTGCAAAAACTATAGAAGAGTCTATAGAAATGATGGGACAAGATTTTGCATCAAAAGGACAACAAAATATTCCTACTTCACCACAAGGTGGAATGGGCGGAGGGCCAATGATGGACTCTCCACAAACTAACGTGCCACCTGGACCTATGCCAACAGGCATGGTCTAGCACACGAGGGCTACCCTTCCCATAAGGCACCCAACTCAACTAGGAGGACAATATGGTTGACGAAACACAAGAAGCTTTAGAAGAAACTACAGAAGAACAAGTAGAAGAAACTCAAGCTGAACAGGAACAAGTAGAAGAAATACTTGATCCAACACCTTATCAAAATAAGTATAGAAGAGATCTCGATGATAAGGATACTGATACAGCTACCGAACAACAGGACACCCAAGAAGAAAAAGAGGCTACTCCTGAAGAACGCCCTGTAACAGCCGAGGAAAAGGCTTTTAAGAAACGTTATGACGATCTTAAACGCCATTACGATAAGACTTTGAGCAATCATAAAAATGAAGTTACAAAACTAAAAACTCAAATTGAACAAAGCACAAACAAACTGCTACCACCTAAAGATCCAAATGAACTTGAGGCGTGGCGATCAAAGTATCCTGAAGTATACGATGTTATACAATCAGTTGCTTTAAATCAAGCAGATGAACGTGCTAAAAAACTTGAAGAAAAGTTTCAGTTTTTGCAAGGTCAGCAATCTCAAATTGCTAAAGAAAAAGCAGAAGTTGAACTTTTAAAACGACATCCTGATTTTGCAGAGATTCGTGCTACTGATGCATTTCATGAGTGGGCACAAAAACAAGATGCAACTATTCAGGGGTGGTTATATGATAACCCAGATAATGCTGAGTTAGCTGCCAGAGCGATAGATCTTTATAAAATGGATTCTGGCATTACAACTAAGAGTAATGCTAAAGCAGAAACTAAAAAGAAAGACGCAGCAAAAGCAGTAACTACAACTAAAAAGGGAAATCAAATTAGTGTAACTGAAAAGAAAATTTGGACTGTTGATGAAATATCTAAGTTAAAACCTCATGAATTTGATAAACATGAAAAAGAAATTATGCAAGCTCGAAGAGAAGGTCGTATAAAGCGAAACTAAAAACTTAACTTAACGCTATAAAGGAGAATAATTATGGCAGTATCAAGAGCTGCAGGTTATGCTAACCTGCCTAATGATAACTTCATACCTGAAATTTATAGCCAGAAGGTTCAAAAGTTTTTCAGAACTGCTTCGGTTGTTGAAGATATTACAAACACCGACTACGCTGGAGAAATTGAAAATTTTGGTGACACGGTAAGAATTATCAAAGAACCCGTAGTTACTGTAGCTAGTTATACTCGTGGCTCAACTATCAATACACAAGAGCTTGCAGACGATCAAATTACTTTGGTTGTTGACCAAGCAAATGCTTTTGCATTTAAAGTGGATGATATTGAAGAAAGACATTCTCATATTAATTTTGAGTCTGTTGCATCATCATCTGGTGCATACGCTCTAAAAAATGAATATGATAAGAATATCATTGCTGCGATGTTTGCTGGTGCAGGCACTACAGTTGGATCAGACGGATCTGGACAAGACGTAGGTACTTACAGAGAAGGCCTATCTCTATCTGGAACACCTGAAGTTGATCCAATTAACGTAATCGCAAACCACGCTAAAAGACTGGACTCTGCTGATGTTCCAATGGAAGGAAGATGGTTTCTAGCAAGCCCTGACTTCTATGAAGAACTAGGTAAAGCCAACAGTAAATTAATGGCTGATACTACTGGAGCCGCTGGACCACTAAGAAATGGTCAAGTGTATAATGGAAAAATCCATAACTTCACTATGTATCAAACTAATAACTTTGCTGCGTCAAGCACATCTAACTACTTCAAAGTGCTTTCTGGACACATGTCTTCTACTGCAACTGCTAACCATATTGCAAAAATGGAAGTTGTAAGAGACACAGAATCATTTGCTGACGTTGTTAGAGGCTTACATGTCTTTGGCAGAAAAGTTCTAAGATCAGACGCTCTGATTGCAGAACACATTTTAATTGACTAAGGAGAATAATTATGGCTACATATAATGTGACAGGACCTGGCGGAACAGCTGGGCACCCATCAAAAATGAGTGCTGGAATTAGGACTCCTTATTTGGTGGAAAACACAATTGATATCTCTGCAATTAATGGAGATTCAGGTACAGCACAAAACGATGTTATTAGATGCATCGATGTTCCTGCAGAAACAGTAATTCTGCATGCAGGAGTCGAAGTACTAACAGCATGCTCAAGTTCTGTAGTTATCGACATTGGTGTTACTGGAAGTTCAGCTGGATTTAGTGATCCAGATGCTTTCGTTGATGCTTACGATGCTACTGGTGCATCTTATGCACCAAGAGACGTTGCTGATGCAGCACCTGTATTAACCTGTAAAGTGGCAGATACAATTGATGCTTTAATGGCTGGAGCAGATTCAACTGCGGGTAAAATCCGTGTTTTTGCTATTCTATGTGATGTTTCAGGTGTCGATGAAACTGATAGAAATACAGCTACGCAACATGACACAGCAGTATAATACTGCATAACTTTAGGGGGGCTATATGCCCCCCTTTACTATAAGGATAAATATGGCAACTTACGATTTAAGAGAAAAAACAAATGCATCAACAGGACAAACAAAAGTAAGCTTTGGTGGACAAGCAGCAAGTTTAGAGTCCTTTAGAGAATTAGAAAAAAAAGTATTAGAACAAGATAAAAAATTAGATAAGATATTAAAACTATTAAGAGACTAGTATGAATTATTTACAACTCACAAATGCAGTATTGGCAGAACTTAATGAAGTGCAACTCACTTCATCTACATTTACTAATAGTAGTGGTATTCAGACAACAGTAAAAGATATTATTAATAAA